GATGCATATTTTTTATATATAGTATTTAAATGATTAAATTTTGTGCCTTTAATTAAATCACTAATAATATTAATTTGTAGGGGCATATCTAAATGATAAACATGGTCTAACCATAATAAGGTTCGATCATCCCATGTATAATCATAGGAAGTAGGTATTGTCCAATCTAATTTTGGAGTTTTTCGATCTTCATTTTTAACAATATTATAACACCAATCACTTATTTTTGTAAACAATGGCATTGGTGATAACATTCTCCGGTAATTTAGAGAATTAGCATAAATCCAACCATTCACTAATTGTTGTGTGGGATAATGATGTATAGATACTCCAAACTTTTGTATCCAACGTCCTAATAATGGTACATGTAAATATGTTGGATAGTCATCAAAGGTTCTTTTACAAGGAATAAAACGACCTGATAAAAATTTACAGTTTTCTATATCTGATATGGTTACTTTAACTTCCATACCAATATCAAACATAGCACTTTCATATTTTACTTGATCAATAGTATAATCATCCATAAGCATTAATGTATCATCTCCCATAAATATAATTACTAATTTGTCATTCAATAAATAATTAAAAACGTCAAATTGTTGATTTAAGCAATATAATTGCATAATAATATTGATGATTGAATTACCAATACTGGTATTTTGGTCTCCTGATCCTCTTGTAGAAAATACTTCATATAATACTCGTATATTTTCTCTTAAATTAGCCATTTGACCTTTTGTAAACAATTGTGTTTTCAATAATTTATGAAAATCAGGACAATCAGGAAATAAAAAATGATAAACTTCATGTTCAACTAATTGATGTACCTCATCAATATGGGCATCATACTTAGAATAATCTGTTGAAACAACATTAATTTTTTTGAATTTTTTACTTACTTTATTAATAATTTCTCCTAATTGATCTCTATTTTTTCCACCTGCATATATAATATTTTTGCATATTTTAAGTGAATCAGCTTTATTTTCATCAAATAAACAATACTTTTCTTGCTGTTCATCATTCCACAAACCACTTAATATTTTAGATGCAGTATAAACATATTTACCTAATTCTATATTTTGGGTTTGGGATCTACCAGTTATATGTCGTGGTATTACAGGAGTTTTAAAATGAGGTTCTTTTTTTAAAAAAGCTATTGATCTTTTATGCCAACCTCGATTAAATATGGTGTTCAAATTTAACCACCATCCATCACCTTCATATGGTCTTTTT